CGTTCATACCGATTCTCAAATGGGTTTACTGTTTTGTCGGGGTCATCTTGAAAGAAATATGTATCTTTATTCCCACGGGCGACGGACTCATAAAGAGCTCCCTCGGCTGTGAGACCTGCGCGTGTAGAGGCCATTCTGTAAAAGGGTACGATAAGTGCTTTAAAGGGTTAGGCGTTTGTCACTCCGATTATGTATCCTCCTTAACTTCTTCTTGTTGAACAACTACTTTCAAGGCAATATTTGCCGCTCTATCAGCTCTATCGGGCAATGATATTTCTGCTCTTCTTCCGTGTCGAAAGAGTTCCACGGTCGCAGTCTTTTTAATACCATCTGTCACCCACTGCGACATTATATCCTTTATTTCACTATATCCACTCGACGTTTCCGTAATGCCCACACGCTTTAATTCATTTAATAAACGTATGGTTTCTTTCAAACGATCCGCTTTCGACTTCTGCACCATTTCTATACTATTAGAATAACTGCGCTTAAGGTTCTTCTAGTATATTTAGTATGAAACTACGTATAGGTTCATATCCTGCTCCGATTTTAGAAAACCTCCGTAAAAACGGCATACAGACGATTCTCTGTAGAAGACCACGAACGGAACTTGAAAGAAGATATCTCAAGTTCTTTGAAGAATTTCAGATAGAATATGATGAAACGATTCCTGATTCCGATGAATACGATATGACACAGTTAGAAGAGGCTAGTAAAGTCTTACCAGTTACAGGAGAGTTTCTTCAGGCTATGTGTGATTATACAGTGATTGATCGTGAAAAATATCATCCTTCTGTTAACTATACTGTACCGCACGAAAAACTACTTTTTATAGGGGAAGAGTGGAATATTATAGAGCCTACCAGTTTATTTGTATATCCTGATAGAGATTTACTGCAGATTACAGTATCGCGGAGGGCGTGGCCGAAGCTACTCCTCTTAGTTATACATAATAGTGATGATCAAACAAACTATGAAGTATTAGTACCGTTTTTAGAGGCAAATCCGCGTGTATATGCTTGGTTACAAAATAATACGGTGACACATCCACGGATTCGTAGTCTTCCTATTGGTGATCAGAATCGTATCTGGAAAGGAGGAAATGCTTCCTATGAACCTACTGTGCGCATATCTCGCTCCGTAGAACGCGACTATGGCATTCTATTTCCGTGGTGCTCAAATACAAATCCTATACGCCCCATATGGCTTCAAGAGGCAAAGCTGTTACGTAGCTGTAATGAGTTGTTTATTATGCCACGACTCTCAAAAGATGATTATATAGACGCACTGGAAGATTCTAGAGCCATTGTATGTCCTCCTGGAAATGGTCTAGATACACACAGACATTGGGAATCTCTCTATGCAGGGGCGTGGGCGATTGTTCATTCGAATGCCCATACACAATGCCTTTTGCGTGAATATCCTTCCTTGCCATTGATTCCTATTAATAGCCCAAAGGATCTTGAAGACGTAAAAATCCCTTCTACTCCATCTCCGTTTCATCCAATGCTGCTGCGTCATTATTGGGAAGTAATGTTTCGCTCATATGTGCCCCAGGATACCGTGGTCGTTCTTCTCACGAATTCTGCATATAGTAGGCAATGTCTTATGACTATTGCTGGATGTAGAACTGTAGGTAACTATAAAGGCGATATTGTAGTTTTAACCGACTCTGATTTATCTGATAATTTTCTAAAATACGGAGTCATTGTTAAAAAATATGACCCTATTGATATTCAGCCCATTCTTACCAAGATTACAGAACGACCATTTACAGATACAGATGGTCGTGAACTAACAAAACAGATTCAGTGGCAAAAGCTGAATATCTTTCATACATATTTTAAACAATGGCGAAAGATATTTTACATTGATGCAGGAATGCATGTATTTGGTGATATTAATATATTCTTTGATCTTATTCGGCCGAATCAAGTTCTCGCCCATTGTGATGACTTTCCAGAATATACTACAAAACTCGCTGGGCAGTTCAATCGCTTGTCCTATCCAACTGTTTTCAAAGAACTCGCTAAAAACTATACTCTGGAACGCTGCTGTTATCAGACTGGAATTATGCTCTTTGATTCCTCAATAATAGAGTCTGAAACTATATCTAAGATTATGAATCTCGCATATAAGTACCATATATCAAGAACAAACGAGCAGGGTATTTTGAATCTCTATTTTTATGAAAAACTCGTTCAAGTACCTATTTATAGAAACGGCAAGTTTCTCTATGACTATTGGGAACGGTTTGGAAAGCATTGTACTGACTATATTCTATTAAAATATCCTAAGAGTTCTTCTCACGTAGCGATGTAAAATGCTCCCGTAACCAGGCGTGAAAGGAAAGAAAATCAACATCTTTGCGTGTGAGCTCATTCAGATTTACACCATATGCTTTTTCTAACAAACGAAGTTCATACACATCAGGATACTGCTGCAAAGCAAACTGGAAATAAATCTCCTGTTCCGACATTCCAGACTTATTGTATCGCTCAGGTTCAACACATTTGAGTAAGGCTTCCCACATTGGGCATTCGTGTGCTTTTTCAACTCTTTCAAATAAATCTTGTAAGACAGTTTTTGTATACATCATACAATCGGTTGTTCCAGCTTCCTTTGAAGTATTCTCAAAATCCTTCGGAAGAAGTTTTCGCATATGTACAAAATATTCTGGCACATACATCCCACCATAATCAAATAGAATCTTATCCCCTTTGAAGAACTCAATAGGGCGCAAGAAAACTACATCGCTATCGGGTACGAGAAAGTTTGGTAAAAGATCTGGAATAACTTTGAAAGCGTAGAATTTCAGAAGTTGTTGATAATACCATCCGTGCCGATTATTTGTAGAATGAATAAATTTAGCAATATCCTTAAAAGAAAAGGGGAACGAGCTTTCAGGAATCCACGTGAAATCTTCCACGTCTTCAGGTTCTTCTTTGCTCACGATATAAATCTTACGTAATCCGCGAGTATTCTTACGAAGCCCTTCAAGACAATAGGGAAGTATAAGCGCGTCTTTATCGTGATAGGGAACAACTGCGTCAAATTGTATTGGATTCTCTGTATCCATCTTTCAGGGAATGAGTTCTAATGTTATTCCAATCGTTTTTATACATATCGGGGACGCACCTCCGGATTATATCGGTACTGCCATTCAACAAGCTCGTAAATGGAATCCAATGAGTCCTATTGTATTTATCAGCTCCTCGTTTCCGGAAGAAGAATATGCCGATGAAGAACGTATCCTATTATCTACACTACCCGTTTCAACAAATCACGCAAAGTTTTTAGAGAATACAAGGCTTTCTGTAGATTGGCGTGGTGGATTTTGGCGTGTAACAACAGAACGTCTTTTTGTCTTAGAAGATTGGATGCGCTACAAAGGTATTACGGAATGCGTTCATCTTGAAAATGATATTATGCTCTATACGGATCTTTCAGAGCTTGTACCAATATTCAGAAAAACAAGTGCGGGTCTTTCTACTACATTTCAAGGCCAGGGTGTTAAATTAAATCAAATCCGTATGTGTTTTTCTATACTTTACTGTTGCTCTATAGGGGCATTGTCAAACTTTGTGGCATCTCTTGTATTAAATAATAGAGGAATCGATGAAATGCAGTTAAGTGGACCATATTGGCAAGATACGCCTGAAGAATGTTCAGTTCTTCCTACTGCCCCGGTTGGAACACTTTTAGTCTCAGAAACATTTCGAAGTTGGTATGAAAATCCAGAATTTTCTTGTATCTTTGATGCAGCTGCGCACGGTCAATTCATAGGTGGAATAGATCCAATACACGGAGACACTACAGTGGGCTTTGTAAATCGTGATACTGATTTTCGTTCAGACCAGTTTCTCTATGGATGGTCTGTCGATTCGTTTCAACGTCGTTATCCAATACTAATGGATAAAGTCGGTAATTTATGGCCCATAGCAAATCTTCATATACATTGTAAGCGACTGGAAGAATTTGTTTAGTAGAAATAGAATGCGAGGAACCTATATACATTATCTAATTATCATAGGAGCGGCGATTCTTGTACCATTAACTCTATATAAGTTACTAGAACCGGCTGCTTTCTCTGAATCAACAAAGAAGCAAATCTTAGGTGTAGAACTAATAAGCTCTTTTATGGTATCTTCATATGTATTATTGTATTCGTTGATGCTCTTATTTACTTTGATTCGATCCATCATTAATATTTTTTCTTTTAACTTATCTGGTATGTTTATGCTTCTTTCTATGATGTTATTTTCTTTTACTATTCTATTATTGAATCCATTTTCTATAACACTTTTTCGTGAATACTTTAAAGACAAACTAACATCTGAGGCAAATAGAAATATTTCCGTATTTATACTTATAAGTACTGTATTAATAACGGCGTTTACAGTTGCGATTAATACTAAATAGATTTTATTAACTCTTACAGCCACATCCTGTTGCACTACAGTTATTACATACTTGGGAGCCTTGTGTGACTTGTTGGCGTATTTCATAACTAGGATAGTTCACTACGCAGCCTGTAATACTGCTGCACGTACTATAGTTACACGCGCCCTGACTAGAAAGCGTATTGATTCTGTAATAAGTATAAATGGTCTTAGACTGAAGGTTTCGGAGAATATCACTGGAATCCATCTAAACATATACCACAGATTCTTTAGTAAGAATGTGTGGTATTTGGTGTTGTCTTGGAAATATGCATTTAGATGTTGTTATGAGATGTTTGAAAACATTGGAACCACGAGGACCAGAAGAAACGCGTTCATTATATCTAAATGGTGTCGGGTATCTAGGATTTACTCGTCTTGCATTAAATGGCTTAACTGAAAATGGAATGCAACCTATGCATCGAGAAAAGCTGACGTGGGTATGTAACGGTGAAATCTATAACTGGAAAGAGTTAGCTGCGCAATATAATATTACAACCGTTTCTGGATCTGATTGTGAAGTTCTCGGGCCGCTTTATGAAAGATTTTGTGAACTAGAGATTCCCTTGGAGGAGTTTTTCAGGGCGCTAGATGGAGTCTTTGCACTCATACTCGTAGATGAAAAACGTGGTCGGACAATCGTCGGGCGAGATCCTTATGGTGTGCGTCCTCTTTATAGATTTTTTAAAGACTATGATCATGTGATTTTCGGCTCAGAAATGAAATCTCTTATAGAATTCGGAGTTCCAGAAGCATTTCCTCCTGGACACTATCAAATCATAGACAATGTATCACACGCAGGTCAAGAAAAATCATATCACGAAATACCCTTTTTAAAGAATCCGCACTTTATTCCTGAGATAGAGGCTATGATGGCCGTTCGGTCTGCTTTCACAGCAGCTGTGGAAAAACGTCTTATGACCGATAGAAACGATATCGCAGTGACTCTGAGTGGTGGGCTTGATAGTAGTCTCGTGGCGGCCTTAGCAAACAGGGAACGATTAGCTCGGGGACAGAGTCCTATTCAAACATTTAGTATTGGAATGCACGGAAGCACAGATCTTTTTTATGCGAAACTAGTGGCAGAATATATTGGTTCCGTTCATACAGAAATCATTATGACAGCCGATGAGTTCTTTGACGCCATTCCATATGTTATCCGTGATATTGAATCATTTGATACGACAACCGTAAGAGCCTCTGTAGGGAACTGGCTAGTGGCCAAATGGATTCGTGAACATTCAGATTGTAAGATTGTACTAAATGGCGATGGGTCTGATGAAGTGTGGGGATCTTATCTTTATTTCAATAACGCACCTTCAGATCACGCTTATGAGGCAGAAGTGGGACGTCTTCTTAAAGATATTCATATGTTTGATGTACTTCGTTCGGATCGTTGTATTTCCTCACACGGCTTAGAGCCGCGTACACCGTTTCTCGATAAACAGTTCGTAGCTGTGGCGCGGAGTATTCCTACATTGTTCCGTCGACCAGTTAAAGGATTCACTCCTGAAAAATATCTTTTGCGCCGTGCCTTTGAAGGTTTGAAACTTCTACCAGAAGAAGTATTGTGGCGTAGAAAAGAGGCATTTTCGGATGGTGTAAGTGGAGAAAAATCGTGGTATGAGATTACACAGGAAAAGGCACTTGAAAAGGTGGGAGTACAAGAACCAACTTCTGAGAAGTTCTATTATCGGAAACTTTATAGGGAGTTTTATAGAGCTGACACGGAATCTGTAAATGTTCCGTATTTCTGGATGCCGCGATGGTCTCCTGGAACTACAGACCCTTCTGCGCGAACATTAGCAGTTTATGTAATGTAAAGCCATATGGCAGGTTGAAGAAAGGCTGACACAAGAATAGATATGATTCCATATGTAAGTAGAATAGTACTATCTTCTTGTGAAATACAAGAAAGAAGAATCATATACACACCTACTGAGAAACAAAGATAGGGACTATTTGGAAACATGGGTGGATCGTCCTTATACAAATCAAGCATTGTATATTATAATTACAAGGATCAGCTCGTAAAATTTATCCGGCGGGCATATATATCCTATTTTACACTAGACAATGTCGCAATGTTTTGGACGACTTGTAAAAGATACACCAGAAGGTGTAAATATGCTTTCTTTTGAAGGTGGTCGTGGAAAGTTTCATGTACCACTTCGTTGTGAAAGAATCACGCGGTCTGGTGATTTATGTGAAAGTTGTTCTGAAAAGGAGAAAAAGACGGAGGAAGCTGTACGGGCGATTGTAGGGACAAGGATTCAAGGTTCGTATCCCCGCTATTTAATGGGACGTGTCACAGAGCCTATACCATTTTGGTCGAGACTCTATGATGGTGCGTGGTTCCGTCTAAAGCTAGAAGAGGGTTATACAATTAGCGAAGAAACGATGGCGAAGATTAAGAAAGCTGTTGAAAAAGCTTATGTGGGTGTGGAACAAGTTTCACCGGCTGCTATACCTGGAGAAGTGAAGAAACCTGGGAGAAAAGCCGCTGCGACAGTGTTAGAACAGCTGCCTGTTGTTCCTACTGCTGCTCCCGTTGTTAAACGTCGTGCTCAAGTTAAAAAAGTGGAACAGTCTGTTCAAGTTGTGGCAAGAATAGAAGGAGAACTAAATGGTTCCGATCACGATATTGTGGAAATAAATGTGCGGAAACAAGAAGTGGATGGACGTATGTTCTACTTGGACCCCAAGAAGGACAAACTCTATGATATGAAACTTAAATATGTGGGGCGATTAAAAGATGGAGCTATAGTTTCTCATCCTGATTCTGATGCAGAGGTTTAGAAAATGACTGCGGATTTATTTTATTTGTATAAAATATATTAGATGCAACCTAATGGCAGCTATCTACTAACGGCTAACCCCCTAGGATTTTCTAGTGGTTCTCCTGGTGTATTTAACTCAAGTAGATTCCCTGGGGGATTTTCTCGTGGCGCATTTAACTCAAGTAGATTCCCTGGGGGATTTCCTCGTGGCGCATTTAACTCAAGTACACTCCCTGGCACATTTAACTCAAGTAGATTCCCTAATGGTTTTCCTCGTCGTCCTCGTGGCGTATTTAACTCAAGTACACTCCCTGGCACATTTAACTCAAGTAGATTCCCTAATGGATTTCCTCGTCGTCCTCGTGGCGCATTTAATTTAAGCACACTTCCCCCTGGGGGATTTCCTCGTCGTTCTCATTTCGGAAATAGGGGCTCTTTTGCCGCCGGCTTTAGTCCCTTAAATCCGATTCATGTTCAGGGAGGTGCATATAGAAGTAAAACGATGAAACAAAAGAAAAAAAATAAAAAGCGGGGTTCAAGAAGGCAGTAAGCAAATCATTACAAAATCGAGCTATAGTTACCCGGATTAGAATTACTTAGACCCGTGGTCATTTCAAACCGGCATTTATAACCTAGTTCTTGTTTGTAAGGCTTCTTCTTTTGAGCATTCAGAAGCTTTGTTTTCTTCAGTAATAATTTCTAATATTTTATCAATCGCATTACTTTTGAACCATTCTCCACACAGTTTATATTCTATCAAATCCTTATGAAGTCTCTTTTCATCCTTTGGCGTTAATTTTGGATACCAACAGAGCAAATTAAGATCTTCAACACTAACCTTATCTTTAATTTCATCAGGGCATCTACAAGAATAAAACCCCCTATGTGCTATTCTACTCCAAGCATTATTCTTACAATAATGACCTACTTTAATTGCGTCCATGTGATTTGATTTATAAACATATACTCCCATTATATCTTTATAAGTTTAATAACTTAAAGTGCCGGTTTGAAATGTCCAGCGGTCTAAATATGTATTATGTTAAACAGATAGACATTTGTAAATGGAGAAAAATTGAAATAATATTTATGTCGAGTACACTATTACAACTATGGAACCAGCAGATAATATACAAGTAAATGAAGTTGTTGTTGTTAAGAGAAATGACCACAATGGTGATAGGATTCCTATGGAATATAGAATGTATATAGCAGACAAGACATATATTTTCAAAGCTAGAATCGTTCAAATACTTGACAATAAACGATACAATCGTGTTCAGCCTTTACCCTTAATGGCAAATATGCCACCACTGGTATTTACACGAAAAGCTTATAAGACAAAAATATACAAACTGCCTCTTTAAGATGATGCCCCAGCAGGATTATAATCTGTATTTGTCCCAGCTCTATCTGCCACGGCAATCGGATTTGGAACAAACGGCGCTACAGTTTCACCAGCTGCTGCCTCTCCTGAGTTGGTAGCAATCGCAACACTCGCTGCCGGCACACCACCTTTTACAATAAATCCAGGAATGCGCGCCTGAGCCACCGTATTAATGACTTTTCCTGCAAAAAGAGTTTGCGCCGCTTTGTGCTGGACACGTGTAACGTGGCTAAAGTCACGATTAGACATTTCTAAACAGAATCCTCTTTTTTATTGAGCGCTGCCCAACTTACAGGAAACCGGGACTGTAATAGGTTTGAAATAGCTGTGGCATATTCTTGAATCTCAATATGTGAAGGTAGTTCGAGACACGTAGAACAAACGTGCGCATATGCCATTAAACTCCCAGTTTCAATGAATTCCGTAAATGTTGATTGCGGTAAAATACTACAAGCCACTTCAGGAGCTAGATTTAGTTCAAGAAGTAGATTGTAAATACCGATAGCCTGTTCATTAAATGTTTTTATTTTAGTATGAATTTCTTCAGCGTTTTCAATCTGTTCTGTAGATTTACTTGTATAAAGATACTCAATAGGAGGTGTATAACACTCGGGATTTATTCCATATAATACTTCACTACGTGTAATTCCTGCTGTTAGACGAAACCATTCACGTGCTAAATAAACGGGCATTTTCATTCTCATCCGTACTTGCGGATGAAAAAACGGAAGAATATCTTTTTTTTCTGTGAGCGCACGAATGAAATGTTTCTCCGAATCTCCTAACTTCTCTGCAGTAACATTTACACGCGCTGCATTTACTACTGTAAGATCATCGCCAAATGTATCTAGTAGTTCTACACGGGCAGCACCGTCTAGAATATCAAAATACGATTTCTTTTCCATCTCATAATATACTGTCGTGCCCGTTTAAACTCATTTAATAGGATAGAATAGAATGAGCTGGAAACCAATCGGACAATATAGAACTGCTCCTTTACCGGTTTGCCCGCTACCGCCTGAAAAATTGAATACGTCCGTTCAAAAACAATCAATACCCCCCACAGAAGATGCCTTTGTTAGACTTTACGCTTCCGCATTTGGAGGCATTCGAACTCCCAGTAAAAAAGCAGAACCTCTCACTTATCCTATGGGCAGGAGATGGGCAGCATGGACAACGAAGTGATGTCTCACGCTTGAACAAATTTAATATGTATCTCTGTAGAGGATATAATCTATCAGAGATTCATCGCAATATGGAGGATTTATCTCCGAGTCAGACCATATGTCGCATAGATGCCAGTGATGAGCAACAGCTCCTAACATTTTATAAAGCATTTGACGGAGCCTTTTCCTACATTGATTCAGATTACTACGGAAACACTCCGAAGTTGCCGCTAGAAACATATGTTCGCCTGCTAAGACCGGGTGGTCTCGCACGGAATATTGAAGGAATCTCTGGAATGCATATGCCACTCAATGTCTATCTAAATAAGATTGAACTTCTAGCACCTGTTCTTAGCCCTGAACTACTTCAGCGGAGACTATGGAGCAAGGGTATATTGTATCTTGCCTTACGAGATGAACTAACACCCGCACAAGTTTGGACTTCTTCTGATTTGCAAATCAGTTATTATGATGAAGTGAGACGCTGTCAAGAAGGGTTTCAAGAGGTTCAAAAGGGCCGATTTGCAGACTGGCCTCTGCGTGAAGCTACTTTAGAAGAACATTGGGAGAAAGTTTCTTTGAACACACTCACGGACTATTTATGGAGGTCTTATAGCACTGTTGAAGAAATGGAAGTGAATGAACTTTTAGAGCAGCATTTACCGGCATTTGACGAGTTTCTTTCTAAAAAGATTGAGGCACTTCGTTCACAAAAGCCGGCGATTGACTTGGTTCAAGCAGATTACGAGAAGTTTTGCGCGGAAGAAGGTGTTAAGAACCGCATTTACAACAAACAGAAGATAATCAAGTGGTTTATGTATGATTTGCCTGTCGAACTTGTTGGCTCACTTGGTTACTATAAAGATGCAAGACGTAGAGAAACCGTATTTGGCCTCACCATTGTGAAAAATTTACAATAAACTCATCAGGATATGTAATACATAGCCAAATGAGTTCCTGTTATATTTGCGGAGGACAACATATAAGTTCTCAGTGTGATGAACTATCCACTGAGCTAAAAGAACTTCGTGCGCCAAAGCCTACAGGCCCACGTGGTCAAGATGAAGAAGATAAGCTTTGTGTAAGTTTCCAAGACCCTTCCGCAGAAGCGTTTTTCTGCCACCAATCTTTACAGGCAGCTGACATTACTACCCAGCGATCTGGTGTAATCGATGTGACGGCAAGTGCCTCTTCTGGGGATGTTACACGAAAGTAATGAAGACCCTCTTCAGGCGGATTCGCATAGTGTATCATATCAACTTCAGGCGCTACTACTGGAACACAACCCATAGCCATACACTCAATCTCACGATGGCACTTATTTCCATATCCTGCAAGACATAAACCGAACTTTGCATTCGCTAAACGTTCCAAATACTCTGTATGTGTATAGGGATATTTTTCATTCGTCGAAATCCGGTGTGAAAAATCGTCACAGGCAGATTCCCAATCCGCAGTAGTACGTCGTTTCCGCTGAACAACATTTTCAGAGCGTCCATAAAACACAAGCCTTTTTTCACGTGCTTCATATGATTTTGTAGGGATTCCTTTTGCTACTAACTCTTCAACAATAGTTGGCTTACGTGGCCAAAACGTCCAGGATTTCCCCCCAGACATTGGCTCAGGATTTCCAAACAAAGCTTTCTTATAAGACTTTTCCGTCGACACATCGTACCACGCTATTGTTGGACGATCATATAACAATGTGTCTCCTACTCCGCCGAGCCATACTTGTTGCGTGGGTGCCTCTTTTAGTTCTACATACCCACGTTCTGCCCAAATACGCGCCATTTCTCGAAAGGAGTCACCCGCGTGATTAAAAATACCATCGTGTGATTTAGGAAGAAATAATACAGGAAGATTACCTGTTAAAAAGCTTTTCATATCCATCAACAGCTTTTTAAGAGCCATATCTTTGTCACGTTGATTTGGCACACCCTTTGGAGTAATAAGAAGACGATGATGAAGATTTGCAGCGGCAGATAAATGTAGAAGTGATGCATTCGGACTCATTTCTGATTGAAGTTCCCATACATAGGCATTCAATGGAAGAACCCACGCCCACGCTGCTAGTTCGTGGGAAGCCATTACAATACCCCAAGCTTCCTTAATAACACGAATACAAACATCCAATGCCGTTTTTCCAGGCCATAGAAGATGTACTGTGATATTATATACCTTCAAATCTTGTTCAATCTTCTCTACCATTTCCTCCGATATCCACGTATCATCTAATACAAAAATAAGCTTCTTTTGTTCTGCGATCGTGTCTTTCCAGCTGAGATTTTTACGTAAAGCTGCTACTTCTTCTTGTGAAATATACTCTTCCAATATGTCTTCATACGGCCATATGGTAGCTTCTTTACACCACGTTTGTAAGTTTTCATCTCGTGATAAGACTGGTATTTCTTTGTTTGGCCAGTTAAACATTTTGATTGCCTCAATAGAGGCTTTGTCTTTGGGACACCAGAACTCACCTTCTGGTACTTCATCACGAAGTAGAAATATCTTTGACATATATTGAAGAATAAATTTACCAGATTTCTTTGCCACTTCATTGGGAAGTGGAGCAACAACCGCTGTATTTACAGATAAAGAAGCAGCCATAGAACTAAGTTGAGATTCAGACCACGCTTCTGCAGAGGCCTTTGTCTTTCCTACATATATAGAATCATAGTTATATACAAGTCCCTCACGCGTTTGAAATACTTCTTTCATTGTATAAAGAGAAATAGGAGGTGGCTCCCACATATTCTCTTGTCCCATTTCTAGTATGACTTTATTTTCACTAGAGCGTTTTACCATCGCACAAAATGTCTTGGCTTGGGCTATACTTAGAGGACCACGTACGAGACGCGCAAATGGTTTCCGCTCAAGCTTTTTAGAAGGTGTTCCAAACTCCATTACAGGACGCATATCGTGAAGACCTGTAGGCTGAATATATAAATACGCAGGTTTATCAACAATATTGCGTGGGTCATATGTACGAACTTCACTTGCGTGATAATGATACGTGCGTAAACTGAGGGCAGGATTTACCACTAGAAAACGCTGTTTAAACATCTCTATTGTTATGGCATTATCACATCCTCCTTGACCAAATGGGAAATTTAATAAAGACCAATCCCACTTTACCGCCTTTACACAGTTTGTAGAAACTACCCACGTATCTTGTGAATCCGCACGTGGTCCAAATAACTTTGCGGTGTTAATATCAGCTGTACCATCTACATCCCAACGTAAAAGAGCAAGAAACTTTGCTTTCGTATTCATATCTGTCGACCAAAGTAGACGCCAACTATCTGCGTCCAGAAAAATATCGGCATTTGCAAAGGCTACCAGAACATTTTCAGGTGCCTCCTCGTAAATCCAACGAATCACATCAGCATATGTAAGACGCTTTCCAAGAACTTTTTCTTGCACTTTCGGATGCTTTGGTGCTATGGCCTTTTCATTTAATAGAACAATACGATCAATGATAGAACATTCGATATTTTTCTTAAGACAAGTATCAATCTCATCGCGACGCCTACCAGATGGATGATAATATTGTGTTACGAACCAAAGCTCTTGTGGAATCTCCATCTTAGCTTGGAGTTTAAGACCACGTTTCTCCGCATATTCAGTGCGAACTTGGGCTACAGGGAATGTGCGACCAAAATGAAGAGCGAGAGCAATGACTACTTTTGCATCGTCTACAGTACCATCCCATTGAGGACCAATAAAAGGATATAAATCGTGCATTTCGTCTATACATAGAAGATTTGTCATTTTTAATGCAAGAAGCTTCTCCATTCCTATGGTTTTTACGAGGCTGCGCGGGACAACTACAAGACGTGATTTCGACCAATGGCCTTCTTCTAACCAGGCTTGTGCCGTTTCATTCAGACAAAAAACAATGTCAACTGTGATTCCAGCTGCGTCAAGTTCACTCGCGATTCTTGTATCTGTTGTAGCAACATCCCAGCGATTCCATCTCTCTGTAGTGGCTGGTAATGCGTCAAACCAAACAAGCGTTTTTTGATCACGCCAAATGGATGTATCCAGATTAATAATACGTAAATCCTTACCTGTTTTTGGATTTCTAGCGAGCATCTTCCTAACTATATACAGGTGGAAACCTTAGGCCTGGAAAATATACATATATGGTAGGAATGCCGTGTTCAGAGGTAAAAACAACCAAATACCAAACTCGAAAATCACCAGCCTTTCATGCAGGAAATTGTAAAAATCTTACAAAAAAGGGGAGAGGAGGAGACTATATTTCAAAGCCAGACGCAAAAGGTGTTTATAAATGGGTAAAAACGCGGAAAGCTGGGAAATCATATCTAATACACAATAACGGTGCTAGACCTTTCCGAGTAGAAGTATCTGGAAAAACGGTGGAAATCTATAAAGGTGTCTACGGAAAACTTGCCGACGGAAAGACCATAGACTATGATACTATACACTATAATAAGCTTTTGAAGAAACTCACTGTAAAAGAAGTACACGTGGGAAATAGTCCTTGTATTCCCGCTGCGGATGCGTGTGGTGCGTCTATGAAAGGTAATAGTGTTTTATTACACATAACTGGAAATAAATATCTATATGTTGGAAGAGAAATATATGAATTCACAATGGAAGATGACTTCGAGGCATATTATTCTCTTGTAGGAAATAATGATGTTCCCTATCCAGTTACACTCGGTTCGAAGTATGTATATTTGATGTTAGAGAAAAAATATATCCCGAGAGATTTATTCAAGATGAAAATGAACGCAGGAGAATGGGCAGATGCGCATTCTTATTTCTATGGCCATAAAGATTTTGAAGTTGGTCAAATGAAAAGCTGCTTTGAACAATATCCAAAAACAGATGCGCGTCAAAAATGTATGAAAGAACGGGCGAAAAAACACGCGGGAATGATGAAAGGATTTGATAAAAATATCAAAGGGATTAAAAAACTTCAGGGGCAATGATGCTCACAAACTTAAACCTCTTAACTATTATGTTAGTATGGACAAATACATTCAAAACTATGATTCATATACAGAAAAAATTGTATATGATTTTCAGTTGGGTGACGGCGGAATCGGTGATTGTATTAAATTTTTTATGTTTCTCTTAGAAATATGTGTACAGAATAATATTAAGCTATACTACAAAAGAAATAACATTGATATTGAAAAATATATACAACTGAAGCATTTAAAAATGTATTTTGACGAACAAAGAACTACTTTACCAACTGTAAAACCACAACAGTTTTATTCAACATTTAAATACAACTTTACTATACCTATTAAAGATGTATTTAATTTTACAGAAAAAGTAATAATAAATCGTAATAGTTTATTGTCTCCACAGATAACAAACTATATTTCTATACATCTTAGATTAGGAGATAAATATCTTGAATGTGATAAACAATATGTACTATGTAAAAATGATACACGACTTTTTTCAGAAGAAACCCTTTGTAGTTTTATTGAAAAGAATTATACTAAACAAATATTCTTTTGTTGCGATAATAACGCCTACAAATCAAAAATAAAAAATATGTATGATAAAATAATAATAACTGCGTGTGATATAGGGCATACTAGTTTATCCAATACCACGGAAAAACAAGTATTAGATGCTGCGACAGAGTTATATATATTATCGCAATCTGAACTACTATATTGTGCTTCAGAGTCTAGCTTTTCTGTAGTAGCATCAAAATTTAATAATATCCCCCTTTACAAAGATGCAAATTGATCCATCATTGATTTAAATTTTATTTTAAAACTACTAGTATCCATTGGAGTATCTACTAATGATTTTAAATTATCCTTAAATACTTTCATTTTCTCTCTATTGACATTTGACACATTTTCTGTAGGAGAGATTGATTGTGTATTCATTGTTCCTAATAAACTTTTTGCAGTATTCACAGTTGACGAGTTTCTTACAGGAGTGTTTAGTTGTGTATTCATTTTTGCTAAAAGAGCTTTTGCAGTAGTTGACGAGTTTACTGCAGGAGAGTTTGATTTTGGAGAGTTCATAGTTGTTTTTGCGGAAAATTGAGATAGGATTTGTTTTGCGGAATTTTTCCTATCAGTATTGGCATTCGATGCCGCTGCGTTCAAAACTTTCGTACTTGATTCCATATTAGATGCCACAGCTTTCATATTGGACGCATTTGTATTCATAGCACCACCTCGCTGGCGTCTTTTTTTAAGAGTTCTCTTTTTTTGGGCCATTCTACTTATCGCATAGAAAAATTTAATCAGCCTAAACTACTCATAGCAGTATACAACTATGGATAAATGTGCCTATCTTGTAAATTCTACTCCTAAGTATTACGGATTGTTACCACTTCATTTTACCCTGATTCGGCGTTACGCATCGTGGTTAGATATGCCTTTATTCTTAGCAACAGAGGAACCAGACCATCCAATATGTCAACAAGTAAAAGCACTCGGAGTAGAGTTAATTCCATTGAAACCGTATGAAGCCGGTTTCTTGGATTCTCGCGCAGCTGCTTTAGAACAACTAGCACTCTCGGGCCGATTCACAATGGTTCTTCCAATGCAGGAAGACTTTCTTCTTGAACGCGAAGCGGATCCTCTACATTTATACAAAGCTGTGGAACTTTTAAGAGAATCTTATACAAGTGTGAGGCTTATGCCGTGTCCCGGGCCGGGTGGCCCAGTATTAAAAAATAATCCAGAATGGGCTCTCGTTGTTCCAACTGATACATATGGATTCACATTTCAAGCGACGATGTGGCGGTTAGATGCCTGTTTGAACTGGTATAGAGCTCTTCGTGGGAAGTTGGAAGCTGAATGGCCGCGTGCGACAACACCACCGGAACAACGACGACACATAGAGATTCGGGCAAACTTTGCAGAGAATGCTGATGGTCAGCGATTCTTTTACAAGCAAGAAGGTGTTCATATCGGCTGGAAACGCGCAGGGCCGTGGTCGAATGCCGTGTATTTGTCCCCGTGGCCGTATAGACCTACTGCGATTGTACAAGGGAAGTTAGAGCCGTGGGCGGCGGAGCTAGGGAAGCGGGAGGGGGTGGAGATTGTCCTTTAGGTCGTACGATTCTTTCAGACGCCCTTTTTGCCTCCTGTAAAGACAGATCTAAGAGACTCATCACAACATCTCGGTATTTACTCTTATTACGACCCCCAGCACACGGATGACAGCTAAACATATCGGAAATATCGCGGCGGCTCATTTTATATTGTTCCTTAAGAATCTTAATAACAGCTGGTTCTTCTGTACTAAATAGACGTGTATGAGACATACAGCTGTAAGAACAACTCCAACTACATCCTCCCATATCACTCCATAAATTAGTTTGCCCAAGATTTTCACTTGTAATAAAAGCTATATAAAACCATCTTATTCTCTCATCTAGTGTAGATATAATAGCTAGGTCACCCGGTTTATAACCACCTGCCCTATTTGCAGCACAAGTACGATTCTTAATTCCAATCTTGATATCATTCATTCCTCTATTTTCAACACTGTATGAGTTTGTATAGTTCAATGAGAAAATTCTCTGCATTCCACGTCATTGGTATTCAATGCCACGGGATTATGACTTTCAATTTTTAAGGCCCCGTCATAGGCGGTGCATTTCCCGCCTGATTGTACACGTGTAAGAAGACAGAGTTGCTCAATGGTGTATAGTTATCTAGAGTCACTGCATTCCCATTACTAAATCCACCACGCGGCCCCAGATTATAACTACAATATCCATCGGGTGTCAGATTCGCCATTCCCCCAGGGATTCTGTGATATAATGTATAATATCCCCCAACTCCATCCATTACTGCATTACTTGAAAGAACAGCCGTATCAAGTTCCAGCTTGATTTGAGAGTTAAAGTAGTTCGATGTATAAGCATTCGACTGTTGTGACATCATATAGGCACCCTGCGACGCTTTTTCAAGAATCTGTACGCCGCGAACAGATTGATATTGAACGAAGCTTGAGAATTGTTTGACTAGATTATAGGGTGTGCTAATGCCGAGAAACATACGCTGAAAAAAGTAGTTCGGATTCACTTCCAAGAACATTTTTGTCGTGGAGTTCGGATGAATATACCGCAGAAATGGAGCTGGAGTAAAACTCACGGTACTGAAATAAATATCCCCTGTAGAATAAAAGTTCGGATACTGCTCAACAGTAGACATTACAAGATTAGATCCGAGACAAGGACTCCAATCCCAACCATATCCACTATATTCATCTGTTGCGTAAAATGTGGAAAATGGTATACTACTTATGAAACTCGCATATCCTGCATTTGTTGATTGTGTACTAGTTAGATTCCCAGGCCACCCTCGTGCAATTCCAGAAAGATCCGAATAGCCTGACGCTGAAAAGGAACTAATAGAAAAAAACACCGCGCGTAAATCCGTTACTGTCGAGAGCTGCATATCACCCACACCGATAAATTTTAATGTAGACTGAGATGACGACATTACAATATTTTCAGAGTTCGGGACTTGTTGGGCCGCAAGACGTGATACAGTCGGAACTGTATTTAATGCCACAAGAAGATTTGGTGCGGCATTAGTAAATGTAAATGTACTGTTACTCGTATTCACATATGCGGATAATAGTCCCTGAATACCTGTCGTACTAATAGTTAGAACATTTCCATAATCAAGTGTATTCATTATAGCGCCATTTCCATCACGTATTGTATCATATGGAACAGGAAAAATAGAACTAATAGAATTCCAATAGCCACGTCCGTCACCATCAGATATTAATACGTTAGATGCTGAAATATATTGATTTGTAGGAGACCGAACATTTATTTGTCGGAGTGTAATAATATCAGTATCAAATGTTTTTAGACTCGCGGCCATTTGTTTCTGTCTTAGAATGACAGATTCTGAATTGTTAAGAAATACGAGTTTGTGGAAGCAAAAAAAGTATTCATTGACCCTGAACGAAATCCAACATTTGTATTAAATGAAATAGCTCCTGGCATATAGTGAGTCAATACATAAGGGTTTTGATAGGCACCTGTTATGTATGAACCAGGAATTGAGATTTTTATAGGCTGCTGAAAGAAGTTCGAATATCCATTTGCAGATTGTATACCTGCCACTTGTGTTTCGTGTGATGTGCTCAAAAAGCGCGTACCATATTGTACACACGTACTCATAAGAAATGATTTGGATGTTACGGAACCATTTGTAATAGAATCAAACTGAAATGTTGGATATATTTCGGCAGTAACACGACTCGCCGAAGTTATTAAACTGGAAAATTTATCAAATTGAAGATTTATAGATGAAAATGAAAAGTTGGAATCAGTTGTTATACTACCTGTCATAGCACCATTTTGCCCTTGATATGTGAGTGTAGAATTCACGAAACTACTCAAAAATGTGATAGCTCCAACCGTGGAAATATAGACTTGAGACCCGTAAATACTCATTGCGCCGGCCCTATCAATATATATATTCTGTTTCGCAGCTTGAATCCCAGCACTAGTACTCAAAAGAGTTGGTGTACTAACATAACCGTATGTGCCAAGAGATGAAACAATACCAAGTGTTGTACTGGGAAGACTGTTACCTAATACCACGCCATAATATGCCGCATTAGATTGACTAATATAGTTTGTACTTGTAAGATATTGTGACATTAAGGCGGTAAAGTTGACAAAAGGAGGATCAGTTGTTCCTGTTACGACGACGCCTAAACTTCCTCCAGGAATTGAGGGTGGATATAGAATACCTGTAACACTGCTTTGAAGAGCAAGTGAACTTATATACGAAGCAAGACCAAGATTCTGAACAGTACTCTGTAAAGATAGTGAACTAATGTAACCCAGTGTGCCTAATCCAGTCACGGTAGATCTGTCCTGATTATTTATACCTACACAGCTACTTAACAGAGTTGGTGAGCTTATATACCGAGATGATCCGAGACCATTTACAGTACTTTGAATATTCGACATAAAAGAAAGAGAACCGGTAAAAAACGGAGTCATTGTGCTAGTTAAGTCACCAGTGCTAATATATCTTGAAGGACCTTGAATCCAACTAACTGTGCTTTGGAGTTGAAACGATGTAATACTACCCGGTATACCCCCACTACCGATTTGTGTGGAAAGTGTTGAATAGCTAGTGGCGACAATCGTTGAAATAGATGATGCCGCGCCATACAGCTGTGCGAAACTCGATGGCAAATATCCTAACCCTGTAACGCCGCTTGCCGCTGATTGACTGCTGATGGTTTGAAATACATTTTGCCAAGTACGTGTTCCTTGTCCATCTGCGACTTGAAAAGAGTTCTGTGGGTACGGCTGAGCAGTAAGAGGATTTATGGAAAAAATGAGGTCTTGAAGTTGTAGTTCTAATGTATTTGCCCGACTCATATCTGGAAAAGCTAAAGATAAGTTTGTAATGACTTTAGCGCGGCATTTTAATCCAGATAAGAATACTATATACTGAATAAGTCGCACATCACACTAGAATGCCAGGTGGTGGAGGTCTCTTACAACTTGTAGCAATAGGAAAACAGGATGTTTTTTTGACTGGAAATCCCCAGATAACGTGGTTCAAAATGGTATATAGACGATATACTAACTTTGCAATGGAATCGCAGCAAATATATTTTGACGGTGATCCCGATTTTGGAAAACGTGTAACAGCTCTTATACCTCGTCGTGGAGATCTTCTCGGACCAATGATTCTTGAAATAGTTCTACCATATGTCAAAATGTCTGATGGAACGGCGGGGACATATGTGAATGCGGCTGGATATGCCATTATTGAAGAGATATCATTGGAAATAGGAGAGCAACAAATCGATAAACAAACCGGAGAATGGATGTATATTTGGTCTACAGTTTCAACGAGTGCAGGTCAGAGAGATGCCCTTAATAATATGATTGGGCGAATGGATGGTCAAAATACTCCTCCCGTTACTTTTCCACCAGGAACATGCTCAGTAGGGACTTATAAATACGGGGCATTAAAGTTATACGTACCCTTACAATTCTGGTTTAACAAAAATCCTGGACTTTATCTTCCTCTTCTTGCTATGCAATATCATCCTGTACGCATTAATATGAAAATCCGCGATCTTGCAGGAATGATTGATAATTCTAATACGACTGCCACGTGTGCTCCTATACAGCCAGAACCTACAAGTATAATGGAGCTACGTTTATGGGGTGATTATATATTTCTCGATACGGAGGAACGTCGACGCTTTGTTGCTAACACTCACGAATATCTGATTGAGCAGATTCAATATACTCCGAAAGTTGCTATTCCTGAACTGATTAATACGCAAAATGTTCGGATGGAATTCAATCATCCATTGCGAGAAATATTCTGGATAATCCGGCGCGATCTAATGGAAATAACACACGAATGGTTTAATTTCAGTACTACATCTACACACGAAATTGGCACAAGAAGAGATCTTCTACAAGATGCAGTTCTTCAAGTGGATGGGTATGATCGCTTTGAAGTGCGAGACTCCGGATATTTTCGCCTGACTCAGCCATTTCAATACCATACATCTACGGATGTACAGCAGTTTATTTATCTATATAGCTTCGCACTCCGGCCAGAAGATATGCAACCATCCGGTTCTTTAAATGCGAGCCGTATTGATAATATGAATCTTATAGTAAATCTGCGCCCGGATTCTAATGAGACACCAACACTCATAGTGCCACTTCTTGACAGAAATGGAAAACAGAAAACTGACGCAGCTGGAAATTTGTTAACACAAGAAATTTTTAATGCGAACTATGTGCCCACACGTGGAAAGACGTCTATCATTGTCTATGCAAAAAATCATAATGTATTGCGAGTTGTAAATGGATTTGCGGGTCTTCTTTTCAAGATTTAGCTCGTAGGTCTCATTAGCAATGTCGTTCTCATTTCCAAAATTGCCTACAGGCAATCCCCTAACACTTCCAAAATTACCTACAACCAAATCTCTAAAGCTTCCAAAAGTGCCTGTTGGTAATCCTCTAACCGCTTTACAAAATGCAACAGATCCTGCCGCATCAACCAAATCTGGTTTTACAAAATTCATTCAAGATGGCATAACAATTCCGTGGTTAGGATTATTCATTCTTGCTGGAGGAATACCTTATCCACCCTTTTCATATTTAGGACTTGGTGGTGTGAATTTACTTGTGGTCGGCTCTACAATGTGGTTTGCTATGAAAGCTGGTCTACAATTTGGGATAACTCTTGCCAATACATTTATAACGGCATACTATCCTGAACTTTGGTGGTTATCAACGCTTTTATCTTTTAACTTCTGGTACTTGTTCGATTTATTACAAATGTTTAGCCCCGCTTTTCATTATGAAGGATTCAAAGTACCTTTTACAACGTTTGATCCGAATAAACCTCTTCATACTAAATTATATGATACAGAAGATGGAAATAAAACATATGCAAAAGGCGCTATAGGACCTACATCAATTCTTGTAATAGGTGGTCTAACGTGTATTGGTACATATAGTCTTTTAAATTATTTACCACCCGTTGTAACGGCAGCTTGGAAGCCAATCGTTAATACGATTTTTACAGTTGTTGGCGGAGTAACGGCATTAGCTGGTGGTGGGATTGGTGGTATGTTAGTTCTTCCTAAATTGATGAGTTCTTTGAAATCAAATGTGGCAGAAGTTTCTTCTGCCTTACCTCCTGCCGCTCCTACAGTACAAACAGGCGGTGCGATTCCATCTTTAGAGGTAATAGCAAACAACATCCTTAATGGCAAAGAAACAATGAATAATCAAGAAGGCGGTGGTAGCGATGATACGGCAACAAATGTTTTTCTTGGAACACTCGCAGTTGTGACTCTTGGTGGAATAGGACTCGCGTTAATCCGTTCTAAAGGAGAATCTGTAAACAGAATATAATGAAATACTTAATGACACAGGAAGAGTTTGAACAACTTATAGGGCTTCAACCAGTTCCTGAAGGCACAACAATTCCGGCATTTACTGTTATTTACTTTACAGCAACTTGGTGTGGAGCTTGTCAACGACTCAATTTACCCGCATTAGAAGAGGCCCTTCCAGAAGTGAATTGGTTAAAATGCGATGTAGACCAAAATAACTACACACCTGGCTACTGTAAAATATATTCAATCCCTACGTTTCTTATTGTGAAAAATAAAAAAGTAGTAGATACGCTTAAATCTACAAGTAATGAGAAAGTAGAAGAGTGGGTGCGCTCTCATATGTGATGTCAATATAGATGAAACATAAAACTCTAGTACAAATCGCAATGGCAATAGGATCTCTTATAGTTGTATATTATGTCAGTACAAATTACGATTCCTTGAAACAACTAGCTGCTAAATAGATGCGGCGTCTGTTTACAGATGGAATGAACTCTTTTTGGCATGTTGCGTTTGGAGTTCTTGCAGTATGGATTTGGTGGATAACTCCTCTTTTTATTATTTATCAGCTCAAAGATCCCTTTGAAAAAAATGTACTCGTGGATCTTAGTGAATTCGCAGTAGGATATGCGTTTGGAATAGTAGTCAAAAAAACTCTACCAAGACAGAGATGGATTCATTTTTACTAATAGGTGTTTTACACGTTGTCCTGTTTGTACCGTTTCTACTTTGGATAGGGTTCAATCGCGCTGCAACTCCTGATTGGGTGTATAAAGTTCTGTTTGGATTTGGCATTTTAGTTCTTTTGTATCACGGCTATAAAGCTGTTGGACGCTATTTTGCAAAGTCTCCGGTAATATGGGTAAATATTATTCACGTTCTATTCGTGGCACCCCTATTAATGTGGATTGGCTTCTATGAAAAAAAGACAGAACGTCCCGCGTATGATATGCTTCTTATTTTGGCATTTGGTGCGTTTGGATATCACTTGTATAAACTTATAGTAGTTTCACAGACATTTGTCAAATCTCCTGAAGTATAAGACATTCTCTCCGGTTATTACTAGAGCTTTCTTACACATAATATATAGAAATTATAGAATGTTACGAAAAACAAAAGTAAGGCGTTCTATAAAAAAACGAGAAACAAGAAAACTACGACAAAAAGGAGGGGGTAAAACACTAGACATTTTAGTATCGTATCCTCAAATAGCCGATGATATATATGACCATTATAAAAAGTATAATAAAACAGATTTTATAAATGATGAACAAGGCGCAGATGCACCGCGCACGAACAAAGCCACCGCGAAAATATCGCCTGAGCAGTCTGAAAAGACAGGAACAACGAAGCCGTTGGGCCAACAAGACGAAAAACCTTTAACAAAATGGTATAGAAAAATGTGTGTATATCGTTTTTCTTCATTTACTAGACCTAAAATTTGTAATGTCATAAAAGAGGCAGTAAAAGCTAGATATAAAACAATGACAAGACAGGAACCAAATACAGAAGAGGGACGTAAACGTCTTAATATGGGGGTGGCTAGAGGTTATTAACAACGCATATCAAAACTGTGGTCTCCCTGATCTCTGCATTGATACATTGGTAATTTACAATACGAACACTGCCCATAATATTCACTTGCCTTTTCTTGCCAAAGGTCAAAGCCTACCTCCACTGCGTTCCAATCAAGACCTGTATTCTTGACATTTACTGAAATGATGCCCATAGCTTCTGCTGCAATAATATTATCATCTAAGTTATCAAAGAATAGAGTCGCTTGAGGTGAAATATTAGACAAGTGAAACAGGTGTTTGAAATGTAAATCTTTTCCCCTACCATATCCTTCACTGCTATATGCTTGAAAGTAATCCCTACTAGGCATAGCATCCCACAGACTAGTTCGCCATTTAGAGGCAGAGTTCAAGGGAATGGTCTTCAACAAGTTTTCAATAGAACTTGAGCTGGGATTACGTGATAGAAACGCGACATCGACCCCAGCATCTACAAATGCTCCTACGATATTTGATACGTGAGTATATGGGTTTGAATTTACACCATATCTGTCGCAGATACCAGTAGCAGTTTTTTTAAATGGTGCTATGCGATCTTTATCACAGTCATATGGATACAAGGTCCAATCACAGTCAAAGACAACCATACGGGGTTTAAACTTGAAATCTTTTAAGGAGATCATATCTGACATCGTAAGGAAACGGTGGAAAAAAATATGGGGAACTATTTCATCAATTTTTTCCCCAATCAAACCGGCATTTATTCAGAGTAAATTTGAGTGTATGATTTAAGCGAATGACTCATATAACCAATAGTAATGCCAGATATAGCAGTGTTAAACGAAAAAATCGTAACTATATCTGATATATACAAGTTCAACATAAGTAAAACAAGTCCTTTTCTTTGCTTCAACTGCGATAAGCCAGTTCGTTTTAGGCAATCAAGAAATGCTGATAATAACTATACAGAGCATTTCTATCATCCTAATAATATAAAAGAGACTCATATTGAGTGTGAAAGAAATACATTGGAAAGACTGCGTGATAATGATACTTGGCACAATAAACTATCTGGATTAATAAAGCAGGAAAATAGAGAGATTATTAGAAAGAATGATGCTGTAAAACATATCGTTGATGCGTATGATAGTCTAAATGATATGGGTATAGAGTTTCAGAATTCGCCTATTTCAGTTGAAGCTATTCAGAGTAGAGATGCAACTACGCATTTAGACTGGATATTCAATGTTGAAAATCAGTATATACGAAAAGTTCAGATTGGTAATAAAGTCGTATGTGAAATACCTCACGACAACTGGGAAAAGGCAGTTAAGGCTGTAAAAAACACTGTCTATCTTTACACTGGTCGCAAGGAATGGATATTACTTGAAGATAGAGAGAACTATCATATTGAAATAGATAAGAAACGAAGAAATGTATGGATAGGCAAACCCTGTTCGTTTCAGAAAATACACGATGATACTTGCTTACAAAATATGCTTACTGAAGAGGGTTTCGCACACTTTCAAGGTATAACTAAAGAGTTAGAGAAGGTTCGTATCATTTACGCAAGATGTAAAAAATCAATGTTTCTACTTGATGGTATTCACAGAAGATATGTAAATAAGCATCAGTTTGAACCGAACGAAATTCTTGCTATAAAGTCGGTAGCAGGTAGTGGAAAGACTACAACCCTTCTTGAACTTTCTAAGATACACAATACTAAAAAAATATTATATCTTGCCTTCAATAAGGGACTTATTACAGATATTGATGCTAAAATTAAGAAACAAGGTATAAAAAACTTACACCCACAGACATTTCATTCATTAGCTAGAGGGGCATTTATATCTGTAAAGAAGAAAGAACCTGAAATTACTGAATTAAGACCTCAGTCAATTCATAATATTATTCCTTGGTTCAAAGGTAAGCCATTTGCTATTAGAAAGTATTATGTAGATTTATATATAAAATTTTGTAGTCAACCAAACTATTCTACTACACAAGAATTTGCTGATAAGCCTCTTCTAAATACATTATGGAGTAAAACTATGCTAAATCAACTACTTACATTTGAAAGTCTATTAAAGTTGTGTTTGATTAATAGATGGTTAAAAGATTATATTGATGCAACATACAATATGATTATGATTGATGAGACACAAGACTTTGATATTATCATGTTGAATATGTTATTGGCTGATACAACTATACCTAAAATATTTGTTGGAGATCCAAAACAATCAATCTATCAGTTTCGTGGTTGTATTAACGGCTTTAATTATTTACCTCCTACAGCTCTTATAGTAGAGTTTTACTCAACATTTCGTATTGGAGATCCAGCGTGTGAGACAATTAGAACAAAGTTCAAGGATTGCTGGATGATTTCAAAGAGTAATCATAATACAGTTCTTACTGATCATATAGAAAGTATTAAGGATGAAAAATACACATATCTATGTAGGAGTTGGCAACATCTACTTGGATTAGCACAAACTACTAAGGATATATGGATTTGTAACTATGAAGAGCAATGCGATAAGATGAGAAAACTACACACAGTGCTTTCTACATTTGGCGGTAATATTGATGACGAAGAGTTTTCAGATAATTTGCCTAAGTTCCTAAGATCTATTACAAAAGATGCACTTGAAAAGATTATATCTACAATACAAGAAAATACAACAAGTAAAACAGAGGCCAAAGTTAAGTTCTATACGATACACGCATATAAGGGATTGGAAGATGATAATGTTAGAATAGCAAATGACAATGATGATATAGGAAATGAAGAAGGTGATAATTTATATTATGTAGCACTTACAAGAGGTATGAAAAATATTATTGAAGATATGAATTAGTTATTTACACATCTTTCTTGATTGTCTTGGTGTCAATCATCGCTTCAGTATGATGCTTTCCTATTCTCTATTATTTTTAGTACCCGCCGCTCTAAACTAACTCTTTCAGAAGTGCCTGTTTTATTTCAGGAAGTGTAATACATGAACTTGCAATATGATACAAGAATGCAGTTTGGCTATTACACTCTTTTTTACACGTTGGACACGTAAGACTAGACTTTGAAAACAATTTCAATTCCTCTTCACAATGTTTCCTTATGAAATGAATTATCCGATTTGCTCTTGTAAGTGTCTTATAAGAGCAACACGGGCATTTAAGATTCGCAGCTTCTTCTTTAGAATGCCGCGCAGAAATATGAAGAGCTAATGTCTGAGAATGAAGAAACTCCTTTTTACATATCTTACACTCAAAAGGAAGATGACCCTCGTGTTTCTTCATATGATAGTGCATTGTATTCTGATTCTTCTTGACTGCCTGGCATATACCACAGACAAACAATCCTTCCGCATTTTTCTGATATATATACGTCATACAGGCTTGTTAATAAACTAGCCGTTGACCAGAATATCAATTTTTCACTAGTGTTTGCCTTTTCTTAAACGCAACGTAGTAGAGTTAGATCGTTTACCAACTCCTGTTATATTCCTATACCTATTAAACAACCTATTATACCGATTTCTCTGCGCCCGTGTCATTGCAGGAACAGAGAAAGCTCGTCTTCTCGTTTTACTTCTTGAACTGGATGGCATTCTACTTTAGTCCCATCTTTTTGAGCAATGGCTACTATGTCCACCTCCACAATATTCTTCTTGTTTGAAACCACTTTCATTCCTACAACAAAAGGGGTCGTGTGTATCTTTTGCGGTAACTAACCGTAGTCCACTTATCGGATCGGTATATGGACTACAATATTTCTTTCCACACGTCCAACACCACGTTCTACCACATCCTTTCCCCACTTGGAATGTATTCGTGTGATCTAAGCCGCATGAAAATACATAATCACAGGCAGCATCTTTCAAAGCCCATCGCCCACACCAAGGACATTGTTTTGCATCTGTAGAACCGGATTCAGGCATTTCTTTATATGGCGTAAAGAATATTCTATAAGTAACCGCAGAATGGTTGTCATACTCACTTTGGCAATCGGGGTAGATTTTAGAAAAAGCTTGGCACCTGCTTTACACTCTAAAGAAGCATATGCAGCAAAACACGGATATCGTTACATTCAAGGCGGAGAAGAGTTCTGGGATCGTAAGAAACCTATTCCGTGGTCAAAAGTCGGATTTGTTCTTAGTGTATTGAAATCACTCGATGACGGAGAACTCGTATTTCTTTCCGACGCAGACGTAATGATAACAAATCCGGAACTACGTCTTGAAGATGCCGTTATTCCTTTTTTACCGGCAAAGAAAGATTTACTAATGACAATTGATTCATGTGGACATTTGAATTCTGGAAATATGCTTATGCGAAATGGACCTTGGCTTCGTGATTGGTGGCGGCGTGTAGGAGAACAAGTAGATTTGACTTATCACATTTGGTGGGAAAATGCGGCAATGATTCGTCTTCTTGAAACAGTTCCGGCAGATTTAGCAAAAACAGAAACTACAGCGGAACATTGGCGCTTTAATGCGTATTTACGTGGTCTACCTGGTGAACGTCTTTGGGAACCAGGATGTTTATTAGTACATTTTGCAGGCGTGTACGATTTGAAAACAATGGAAAAACTTCAAAGGGAGATTTTATCAGGAGAATCTCCACGAATTCCTTTCTAGCTTTTAAGTATAGATGAACTCCACACGAAAGATGAAGGGCGGGCAGTGCAAGATGACGGGGGGGCAGCACATGATGATGAAGGGTGGCGGTAAGATGCCCGCAGTTGGAACAAAGGCACAAGTGTATCACGGAACTGCAAAACATACAAGTGGTGGCTTGACAAAAAAGGATCTTATGCGCACAAAAAGGGGCTGTATTGTAAGTCGCAAGAAGCACGCAGCTGGCAAGAAGGCACTCAAGCACTTACACAAGGCTGGATTTAAGGCAAAGAAGGGGACATTTAAGTTATTTCATTAGTATTCTTACAGTTTAAACCGGCGCTTAAAATCGGCGACAGAATCTTGAAATGACGGCTTATTCCATAAAATCCATCGCGACAATGCGCCAGGTGTATCGGGTTGTTGCCATTTCTCTCCTTTTCCTGTATGTCTACGGAGATATCGCTGTTTCCGCGTTGTATTTTTGTGTTTGGTATAGTTGGACATTCCAGCAGCACCAAAGCTCACAATCTTCTCTTTCCCATCCTTATCAAAGACTGCGTCAAACTTCTTTTCTGGTCGATGCGACTTGCGGATTGTCTTCAGCTTCAGCACCATATACTATTTCATGAGAAAGGCTGCGACTTCTGTAAGAACTGCCGCTGCTTCTTGTGGATCTATATGTGATGCCAAATCTACACCATCTACAGGGTCATACCAATATATAGCACCGTGTTTATCTTTTTCATTTTTTGAAGACCAAACAAGACCCATTTGAGAAGCACGAAGTTCTTTTAAGATAGAACGGAGACCAGTTGTTCCAGCTACACCCATTCGTACCGAAATAGTAGGCTCGACTTCTTCTTGACGAACATCTGGCGACCAAAAGATTAGTTGCCAATCCGGATGTGTAGGTGGCTTATCTCCAATCCCAAGTAATGTAATTCCATCAAGACGTGCTAAATTTGCCATCACAGCTGGAGCAGGTTCTGCTCCAGTCCATACAACCCGGGTAGGACGTGATGTATATTGAAGATAGGTAAGTGTAAGTTTTAAATCTTGAACATCGCGTACATGAAATGTAGCATCCCAACCAAGATGAAGAAGCCAACGAGGTGGTACAAAATTTCCTTGAAAAACAAGAACTTTACGACCGCGGTGTGCAACCTCGCCATCTAAAGTAGCTATACGCCCTTTTATAAAGTTCTGTAAAAAACTAGGATTGGATGCAATACAATATGAATTAGATCCTCGGAGAGATTCAGAAAACCCCTCTAATCTGACAGTATCTTCTGCCATTTTTATATATAGTTCTTAATAGAAACATATTTGTATGAACGCACTTAGAACTCTTATACCACTTTCTCTGTTGTTTATTCTGTGCGATTTGCCTTGGCTCTATACAGTTGCATCTTGGTCGCAAACGATGGTTCAAAAAATCCAAAGAGGATCACCAATGGTTCTACGATGGCAAGCCGCACCAGTCGTGTATGTAGCACTAGCATATCTTGTTTTACAAGCAACAAGTACACTGAATGCCTTTTTAATAGGACTTTCTACATATGCTGTATATGATTTTACAAACTACGCGACACTAGATAAATATGACGGATATTTTGCTATTGCCGATACACTATGGGGTGGTATTCTTTTTACTATTGTTCGCAAACTAGCTATTTATTTAAATATTATGTAGAAAGTTCTTTGTTTGAGTTTGTAGAGTAATTGTATCAGGAATCCACGGATTATTAGGAGGCTTTAGTTCCATTACTGTATCCCATACATATTTATAAAGACTAGGAAATCCTTTTACAAAATATTTTTTTACGTGACTATATGGAATAGTACGATTACAAAATCCCGAATTCAGATATTCTGTATCAGATAAAACACCTTCTCTATCAAGTGCTTCCAGGGCAATAAATAAAATGTGTCGTTTTTGATACTCTGTAAACTTTGGAAAAAATGCTGTTGGCACAATATACGTTAAACCGTTTTTTTCTTCTTGTTCAAGCTTGTGTTTGGGATTACGATCATCCACAAACAGAATCTTAGTAATTGGCGGGATTGTTTTTATTCCTAACGCAGTCCGAAATAATAGCTGTAGAGTCTTTATAGTTTTTTCTGGCTGTACATATCGCCCTTCAGGAACATAACGAGGTCTATCTGCTACACGCAGTGGATGCCAGTGATCTGCCATAAGAGAAATCATATTCGGTTTCTTGAATTTTTTCTCAATCAAATATTTGGCCAACTCCATAGAATATGTAACACCCGTATTTGAATAAATAATCATTGTTTTCAGATTATTTTTTTTTAAAAGAGGAGTTATAATTGCATCAATATTTGGCCGTATTATAAGTGAGAGTATACTTGAATCTTCTAAAAGACTATTGGCAAATGTCGTACGCGCTTTCTTTAATTTATTATTTAGACTTGTGCTGATTTCTAAACGATGATTTATAGCAGATTGTTCAGGATTTTCAAGAAAATCCGGACTCCATAAAAATGCAAGTGGATTTGTTAGTTCAAAAAAACCTAACGTATTATCTAAATCAAAAGCGACATACGCCATCCTATATTTGAGTGGGAAAATTGACTCCTCATTATTTATAGGATTACATATAGAAATGGAGAAAAAGGAGAAGAAAGAAGTATTGCCGCCACACAAACCAAGCTCTGAAGCCGGATATTATATTTTAAGTATGACTCCCGCCCAGCTTGAACTTCACGAGATGGCAAAGGAGAAACTAGGATCTTCCTATTTTGTGGAACGCTCGAAAGGATTTCTTAAATGGAAGGAATCCCGAAACAAATAGGCGTTTCAAAGCGGGTCATTTTTTACAGCATATACATATAGAGTTATAGGATGTCAACAGGGCCTACAGGATATACAGGGCCTACAGGATATACAGGGCCTGCTGGGACTGCTTCTAATACTGGAGCAACGGGTCCTACGGGTTTTACAGGTCATACGGGCGATATGGGTTTTATAGGCGATACGGGTCCAACAGGAGATATGGGTTTTATAGGCGATACGGGTCCTACAGGTTTTACGGGTCCTACGGGTTTTACGGGGCGTGTAGGAGCTACAGGGCCTGCTGGCACTTCTTCTAATACTGGGGCATCGGGTCCTACAGGTTTTACTGGTGCTACAGGTCCTACAGGTTCAACGGGTCCTACAGGTTTTACGGGTCCTGCTGGGACTGCTTCTAATACTGGCGCAAGTGGCGAAACTGGTTCGACTGGTCCTACGGGTTCTACAGGTTTTACGGGTCCTGCTGGGACTGCTTCTAATACTGGCGCAACGGGGCCAACTGGTTCTACGGGTTCAACAGGTCCAACAGGTTTTACGGGTCCTGCTGGAACTGCTTCTAATACTGGCGCAACGGGTTGGACTGGTCCAACAGGACCGACTGGTCGAACAGGACCGACGGGTCAAACAGGTCCTACAGGAATACCAGGAACTGCTACAAATACAGGCCCAACAGGAGAAACAGGACCGACCGGTAGAATAGGTCCCACTGGGCGATATGGCCCAACTGGTAGCAGTGGATCAAAAGGTTTTACTGGTTGTACGGGCCCAACCGGTCCCGCTGGAACTGCTACAAATACTGGGGCAACTGGATATACTGGCGCAACTGGTCAAATAGGCGCAACGGGTTCTGCTGGAACAGCTTCCAACACTGGGGCAACAGGATATACTGGTCCGACAGGATGTGAAGGACCTACGGGCCCAATGGGACAACCAGGAGATATTGGTCCGCAAGGATATCAAGGTATTCCAGGAGCTGCTACAAATACTGGCGCAACTGGATCTACTGGTCCTGCCGGCACTGCCTCTAATACTGGTGCCACGGGTTTTACTGGTAATACTGGCTCGACAGGGCCAACGGGTCCTACTGGAACTACAGGATCCACAGGATTCACGGGGAATACAGGACCGACTGGATTCACGGGGAATACAGGACCGACTGGTCCTACAGGCTCTACAGGTGTTACAGGGCCTGCAGGAACTGCCTCCAATACTGGGGCTACAGGACCTACCGGTGAAACAGGTCCCACTGGTTCTACAGGTCCTGCCGGTACTGCTTCTAATACTGGGGCAACTGGATATAGTGGTCCAACAGGATATACAGGTTGGACGGGTCCTGCTGGAACAGCTTCCAACACAGGTGCCACGGGGAACACAGGACCAACTGGGCGCACGGGCGCAACTGGAAATACAGGACCGACTGGACGCACGGGCCCAACTGGTTTCACCGGCCCCACTGGTGTTGGTGGGACTGCTACAAATACGGGGGCAACTGGTCCAACAGGAACAACTGGCCCAACAGGAACACCTGGAGATGCTACAAATACTGGTGCCACAGGGAATACAGGGCCGACGGGACGAACAGGTCCTACTGGACCTTCGGGGCCAACAGGACCTCTTGGTGGAAATGGTCGCACAGGTGCTACTGGCCCTGCCGGTACAGCTTCGAATACTGGCGCAACAGGTGTAACAGGCTCTACAGGACCTACGGGGACTTCTTTCACAGGCCCGACAGGTGTCGCCGGACCCACTGGGCAAACTGGCTTTAGAGGAATGACAGGACACACAGGTCCACAAGGCTGTCAGGGTGTCACTGGCCCAACTGGTATATTTGGTCCCACTGGGCCTGAAGGACAACCAGGAGATGTAGGTGGTCAAGGTGATCCTGGCCCTACTGGACCCACTGGCCGCACAGGCCCCACTGGTGCAACAGGCCCGACAGGTTGGACAGGAAATACTGGTCCCACAGGCTTTACTGGGAATACTGGTCCAACAGGCCCGACAGGTAATACAGGGCCCACAGGTCCTACAGGTTTTACTGGAAATACTGGGCCAACAGGCCCGACAGGTAATACAGGGCCGACAGGCCCTACAGGTTTTACTGGTAATACAGGCCCTACTGGTAATACAGGTATAACAGGCCCTACAGGTTTTACTGGTAATACAGGTCCCACTGGATCGACTGGATTTACTGGGCCAGCTGGTACTGCAGCCAATACAGGTGCTACAGGAAATACGGGACCAACAGGTCGCACTGGCCCTGCTGGCTCTGCTTCAAATACTGGAGCTACAGGTGATACGGGTGATGTAGGTGCTATAGGTCCTACTGGTGATCCTGGTGCCCCTGGAGAAGTTGGGCCTCAAGGAGATACAGGTGCCACGGGCCCTACTGGAATACAAGGAGTTGCTACAAATACTGGAGCTACAGGCCCTACAGGTGTTACAGGAAATACTGGAGCTACAGGCTCTACAGGAGCCACTGGTATGACAGGATTCGGCGTAACCGGTCCAACGGGTTTTACAGGTTCTTCGGGTCCCACGGGTGTAACTGGCGCGACAGGTATTGGACAGACAGGTCCTACAGGAAGTCGTGGTGTAACTGGGCCTTTTGGAATAGCTGGTCCAACAGGTTATACAGGAGATACTGGAAATACTGGGCCAACAGGAGATACTGGGTATACAGGTTCGACAGGTGATCAAGGAGTACCTGGAGATGCTACAAATACTGGAGCAACCGGTCCCACAGGTCGTACTGGTCCTACTGGGATGACGGGTCCTACAGGATCAACTGGAAATACTGGACCGACAGGTCCAACAGGATGGACTGGACCGACAGGGCCAACAGGGATGACAGGACCAACAGGGAATACAGGGCCAACTGGATTGGTGGGTAGTTCTGGACCAACTGGTCCTACAGGACCAACTGGATTTACTGGGGATACAGGCCCTACAGGTTTTACTGGAATGACAGGCCCAACAGGCCCAACAGGATTTACTGGATGGACAGGTTTTACAGGTGTGACAGGTCCCACAGGTCCTACAGGATCCACTGGTAATACTGGGCCGACTGGTCGCACAGGTCCAACAGGACCAACAGGTTTCACTGGGAATACCGGCTCAACAGGTGTAACAGGTCCTACTGGTCGTGTTGGACCAACAGGCCCTCTAGGACCTACCGGTGTAACTGGTTTTACAGGATTTACTGGGCCAACAGGAGATACAGGTCCTACCGGTTTTCAAGGAGATTTTGGCCCTACTGGCGATACAGGCCCTACAGGTCAAGCTTCTACAGTTACTGGCCCTACTGGAATGACAGGTCCAACAGGACCAACAGGAGCAACAGGTGCCGCTTCTACAGTGACTGGCCCTACTGGAATGACAGGACCAACAGGACCAACAGGAGCAACA